CTTCCATATCTTCTGCTTTTTTCTTTTTAAGCTCTTCTTCTTTTTTTGCTTCGGCTTCTGATTCTTCTTCATCTTCTGCTTCTTCACTTTCCATGTCATGAAGTTTAGACGCCATTTCCATTATAGTTTTGCCTTTTTCATCTTGACCGCCCTCAAATTCCGCAGCATCTTTTCCAGCAATTTCTTTCATGCTTTTTACAAGCTCAGCGTTATCTTTCATTTTTTGCTCATTGTCTTTAGCTTTTGAGTCACCCATAAGACGACTAATAAGCATAGACATTGCACTTTGTTTTTTCACAGTTTTTACCTCTTTAAAATTATTACTATCAGCAATCATAGCACCACTGACACGCCCCTCTTCTACTAACGCGACATGATTACCGCGTAGATCTACCATTTTAAAATCATACGGTTGCCCGTCAAAAATGCCAGACTCTTTAATAAGTGTGTACGCATAGCCACAACTTAAATCTTTTTTACCGCCTTGTTTGCCCTGGTCAGCGTCTTCTATATATTGTTTACCTTTGCCGTTCCATATTGCTACAGTATTTAATAATTGCCCATTTTCAATTTTGCAAGATTCGCCAATTGTGCCTAATACTTTGTTTTGTTCGGGGCGTTCAGGTGATATAGGAATATGATCGTCGGTTAACGGTAATAAATTAAATGATTCTTTTGCTTTTTCTATTTCTTCAAGCGGTCTATAAATAGCGTATTTTTTATTAATGTCAAGGTTGTATTTTTCTCTTTCAGCTATTTGGCTACCAGCATAAAAGTTTACAGCTTCGGCAGTTAATACACAATCAGTAATAGTTAAAAATCTATTACCGTCTTCTGTTCTGTTTGTATCAGAGTAGACGCGTTGTGAATTTTTGCCGTAAGTGACTAAGTTTTGCATATTGAGATTAACAACATAATAATATTTCTTTAATATGCTATCGACCCACTACGATGATAGGATTTTATATTTATGCCACGAGTTTATCATAAATTATTAAACTTGTCAATATTTTTTATGATATAATTCGGTTTAAATTTATCAACAATGTTTTGTAGTGGAAGTTATTATTGATATATTTATATGTATCAACTAACCCAAGTTGTCACCACTACTGATTTCTTGGGTTTTTTATTATTCTAAATTAATCACTGAAATTGAATAACAGCGACAATTTATTAATTCACCAGGATATATATATTTTCCATCAATCAAACACCCTTTATCAATATTATAAATTTTTCCATCAGCTTGAACGTGAGATTTTCTTGGCTCTTTACCTGCTTTACTGTGTTTCCATATATTTTGTTTAATTCCCAATTCAGCTTGTTTAACCGCGTTTATAACACTAGTAACTTTGTTGAGTTGATCGCGTGCTATTAATTTAACGCGATTTTTAGTCATGCCTTTAATTTTTAACAGCTCTTCTTCTAAAAATGTTTTATCACGCCCACGACTACTAGCTTCCATTACAACTCTGTGTATTTGTTCTGCTGTTTTTTCTGGTATGTTAGTTATTAAATTAACATTGTCTTTAATTACTGCCTCTTTGGCAAATATGATATTTTTAGTATCTTGACTAATTTTAATTTTAAATTCATCGTATTTTGATTGAGATACTGTTTTAAGCGGTGCAGTATTACGCTTTAAATGATATTTTACATTAACATCTATATGGTTAACAAAATTAGTTGCTAATTTGGTAGATTGAATATCAAAAATCATTTCCCAATGCGAAAATTTAATAGTTATTAATTCATATATATCACTAATTAAGCTATCTGATAAAATCTCTGTAATTTGATTTTTATTTTTGCCATATTCAGCTAATACGGCATTAATTACATCATCCAGCATTGCATTTGTAAATTTTGATAATTCTACTCGATAAGAATTACCAATAGCAAAACTAGGCTCAACACCTTTTAATTGGATATAATGTTTAGGAGTTTTATCTTTTTTATCAAAAAGATAGCTAATTAATTTTTTTATCATACAGCTTTACTTGTGTAATTATACGGGCTTTCTTTGTTTCCAAAATTACCACCTTGTAGATTTTCTTGCTCAGGATATAACTCAACTTCTAAATTTTCATCATTTTTTTCAGAAAGTTCTAAATGATTCCATTTACCATCTTTTTTGTGACTAATACGCTGCCTAACTTCTTCAGCATCTACAATTCCTCGATCAAATAACATGCAATCAGCCTCTGTATCTTGTTTATCAATTGTACTATCTTCCAATTCATTAGCAATATCAAGCTTTTTAAATTCAAAACTAATATCGTGATCAATTTCACCCCAGATGTTTAGCATAGCCATATGCATAACTTTAATTAAATTGTTCCTAAACATAGACTCTTGCCATGTTCGTATTTGATTATGCCATTTTTTGATTTCATGCACTCCAGACGCATTAAAACCTTGTGGAGATATTCCAAGTAATTCAGTAGCAGGTGTTTTAGGTACTATACACATTAATTCAGCATATTGTGATAATAGTTTATCTAAATTAGCCAATGACATTTGAAGATTAAATAATTCCTCGTTATCAAAATCAATAACCGCTGTTCCTAAGTTATTGCGAACGGCATTCATTCCACGAACCCTAGCTCCAATAGTTGCACCAGCACTAGAGTTTAAATTTGGGTCTGATGGGTCTAATGCACCCTCAGTAGCTGCTTGTAATCCAGTTTTTAATACCAACAAATTAAGCATTTGAACAATTTCAATGATAGTTGTTCGCATTGTTTCAAAATTCATCACGTATGGCATTGATTGTTGCAGTAAAGGTATACCATTAAAGTTATATTGTGATTTTAAAATATTAGGAGCTTCATTATAAATAAACTTAAGCACACGAGTAGAATGGCATATTTTACCCATTACAGCATAATATTCTGGTACGTAAAACCATTTGCTAAATGGATTATCAGTGTTATAACGAATTGGTACATACCAAGTTGGTTCAATCATTGTCAAATATTCCAAACTACCTTTTGTAATTGTGGCTGATGACAATATCAATTCTTTTTGTAATAGCCCATCGTCATTATCTTTAAAATGAGGATATAATAAACACCCACCCATAGCAAAGCCATAATAGGCACATTTATTAAATAATTCTTTAACTCCTAACCGCTCAAACTCTAACTCAAGCTCTTTGATTCTATCGTCTTTATCATCATCACTTGTGCTTATAAAGTCTACCCATTCGCAAGTCATTTTATTAGCAGGTGTAGAGCATATAGCACCTAACACTCCATTTTGTAATAATAACGAATATTCAGCATAACCCAAAAACACGTTATCTATCAATAACTGATTAGCGCCGTCAAAATAAAATTGATTAAGTCCTGTCAATTGCCCATTAGCTGAATCATTCATTAAGGGTTGAGAATCTAATGCTTTATTAATTACTTGATTGTATTGTTCAATTAATTTATCAGCACGTATAGGTTTACCATCAATTCCCATAACTTCCGGCGATTCAAACTTCATTTTTTTGGCTTTTTCAATGCTGTCATTAGCTAAATTTAAAGTAGTCAATGCAATATCTAATATTGATTTTTTTAATTGTGTAGCATTTGGCTGCGTATTTTGTACTGGCTCAGTTTTATTAACAGGTTTTTTCTTATTCATTTATCTCATTCTTTCTAATGTTTCAATATCTGCCATTGTAAATATAGGCATTTTGTTAAATTTAATTGGTGCGTAAAGCATCATTACAGCATCAGCTAAATTTGGTGATTTTACTCCATCTGGCTTTTTGTTAATTGATAACTTACCAGCATTATTTGTTGAGTAAGTTGGTTGGCTTAACTCACCCATTAGTTTACTACATAATTTTAAATTAGAGGGAATTGATATTATTTTGTCTGAACTATAAGGCATTCCTTCAACTACAGCTCTGTAGGTGTTTCTAAACAACGTGCGTAAATGCCACCATGATTGAGCTTTAAAATTAGCAAAATAATCTGCATTAGTTCTACTGTCGCTGACTTTATCATTTTTGTTAATAACTTCACCTGAACCATGAAATGCTGAAATTTGTATTTTAGTATTACCTGACCGATGTTCGTTAAGATTTCTTGAATCTCCTCGAACGCTCGCACCCAAACCATCAGCGTCATAAGTAAAATGTTTATATTTATTTTCATCGCAGTACATAAACACTTTAGCTGTTGATTGTAATAAATCTCCGTTTATTCCCGACCATTCTTCTAATGTTTCTAATACCATGCCATGTCTACCAGCGAACGCATTATTATCTGTTCCAGTATCTGCCACATCCCATGACCCTTGACGTAATCCTGTAGGTTGTATATTTAACTTTATGTGAGCATCAATAGCAGCCTGCACCCAAGAGTTAAGAATAACTACACCTTCAACAGACGCTGAGTAATTAATATCTAGCTCTTGTGCAATTATAACAGGATTATCAATTTCAGCGCATTTTTTTTGATACCATATTTCATCACGCCTTAAATCATCGCGCCAATGGTAAGTAAATACATCAATTTTACCCGAATGCCTGCGGGTAGCAAAACTATTGGCTAATCCGTTGGGTGTTGATATATCAATTCGGCAGTTTGTGTTTTCTGATAATGACGCATCTATCAAATATGGACGCTCCAAAAATGCGGATTCATCCACAAAATATATTGAGTTACGCCCACCACGCCCAATACCATCACCAGTTTCTCCTACAATCGCACTACCAGAATTTGGGAATTTTAATAACATTAATTTATCGGTTTTGTTTCTTTCAAATCCTGCCCTAAATTCTTGCGGCAAAAGATTGATAAACATTCTACCTTTTTCTAATAAACTTGTCAAATCTCCTTTTTTGTCTACATAATCTTGTTTTCTACTACCAAACCCAATAGATACGTCATCATATAAAATACAAATTGAACAAGCTACAGCAATACTTAACCACGACATCCCTACAGTACGAGTTTTTTCAACAATGCCTGGCTTATCATGTTTCCAATGGTCTATTAACCATTCAATCCATTCAATTTGTTTTGGCATTAACACAAAAGGTAAAGTGTTTGGTATTTGTCGTTGAGTATTTCTTGGATCATATGTACAGCCCCAGTCATTAATAAAATCTGCTATATTAGCTCGATAATATTCTCTTAATGGTTTTACAAGTTGTGGGTTATTGCGTAAATAGCTTAAACGTTTAGCACGTTTTTCAAATATAGGTAAATAATCAGGATTTCTAAAATCAAAAATCATTGGCTGTCATTAATTAACTGTTGGTATGCTTTGCTTGCATCAATTGCATTATTCGGCATTAACGATTCAGCATTAGTTGAACTGTTATCTTGTGGTGATTTTATTGATTCAATACCCACAAGTTTAGCAAGATTAGGCACATTTAATCCCTGCATTTGAAATACGGCAGCACCTTGATGAGGTTGATATTCACCTTTTGCTAATTTGTTAACAGTGCTAATTGCTAAATTTTTATGAGCTTTTAACACTATTGAAGTGATATCATTCATTATACCAATATGCGATAATTCTTCTTTAATTATGTCATTAACCTTGTGTTTTTGTTCGGGCTCGTACTTTCTCGTACTTTGTGCTATATCTTTATATGAATCAACAACTTTAACAATAGCATCGCGGACAGTTTTAGTCCAATTATTCGCTATTGCTTTCTTTCTTATTGCAGCTTCAGTTATCCCGTACTTTCTCGCAGTTTCGCTATTAGATTTTCCTGATTCAAATTCTACCTGAATCAAATTCCATTCTGCTTTTGTTAGCCTTGCCATAATTAATTACCTATATATTCCCATGAAGTTGTATTTCTTGCAGTTGAAATACTTTTATTAAACGATTCTCCTTTTATTGTAGAGAGTTGTTTTTTTACTCTGCCAATTCTTTTGCATATCCAATTAATATCATTTTTCATTGAAGTTATCAAAGCAATTGAACTTGTTGTTGTAATAAAACTTTTACCTTTTTTTTGTAATAAGACGCTACGCTATTTCTAAATATTTTTGATAATCCTATTCCTTGGAAGTCAGGTAATATAACTGTTCTATGCCCTATATATGTATTTTGTCGCTTACCTACATAAGATAAAGCAGAAGAAAACCCACACAATGTATCATTTATAAATAATAAAAACACATCAGCTGCTTTGTTAAACGAATGACTTAAATAATGGTGTTTAGCAAACATTTTCCAGATGTTTTTATTTGGTGTTGAATATATCTCCAATTTAATATCTGGTCTTTTTTTTTTACTTCTTTTAAATTAATAAATTCCATAGTATTTGTATTAAACACCCAGTCTGGCAATAACCAATCTTGTATATCAAAATGGCAACTTACTGCTATAAACTTTTTGTCAGATTTTCTAATAGATTTTTGAATTGCTAAACTGCTTATTTTTGCAACATCTCTATCTACAACACTAGTAAATTCATCAAAAACTATTAATTTATTTTCACTTAATAAAGCATTTGCTAAATCTACACGCATTTTTTGACCATTACTTAAAACAAAATAAGGTTTTATCCAACTGGGTACAGAATTAAATCCTACAGAATTAAATGCTTGTGTTATTTCTTGAACTGTTTTATTTTTTGGCATATCATCTATAACTGCATTATTTTCATATTTAAAAGATGTAATATATTCAGCATTAAATAGTTCTTTTGCTATTGTAGTTTTACCTGTACCAGAATTACCTACAATTAATCCTATTTGCCAATTATCATTTAATTCTATATTACCTTCAAAAGATTCTACAAAATTTTTTTCATTTAAATCAAACGTACCCATTATGCTTGAGACTCTAAACGTTTTTTTTGGGTTTATTTTTCTTATAATGTTAAAATTCGGCATTTATATCCTTTAGATTCAAATTCATTATATATTTTTTCTAATTCTAATTCATTATTAAATTCTATTTCTAATTTATATGTCAAATTTATTTTTTCTGAAATATCTTTTTGTTCTTTAATATGACCGTAATCAGGTAACTCTAAACCCTATTCTACCAGTTGCTCAGCATCCCAATCATTAGCCAGCATATCATAATTCCAAACGCCATATTCAATATTGTCTGCAATAATAAAACGTTGTATTTGGTCGTTATTCCAATTTACCACAACGCATGGAGCTTCTGTATATCCAAGGTCACGCATTGCTCTTAAACGTTGATTACCACCTATTGTTACATATCTATCATTTTTAGGCACAACTACCAACGTGCGAACTTGTAACATTTCTGGGAATTCAGCAATAGATTTTTTAGCTAATTCAAACCCGTCATTTGTTAAATCACGCGGGTTTTGCGGTACATTATCTAATTGACCTGTGTTATTAT